TGATTTTTCTCCTTTAGCTTTGCTTCGATTAGCCGAATGTCATCCCACCCGACCGTCGATGTTTCAGGCCACATCTCAATGATGTCCTTATTCGTCAGCCCGACCCATTGGCGCGGTGCTGCGTAAAGCGGCACTGTATGCGGTGGGTCTGGCTCCATTACAAAGCAGTCAGGCCAGCCGTGAATTCTTTCATCAACGTAGGCAACGGGTTTCTGCATGATGGCAGGGGGTGTGGCGTAGAGCGGTCGCACGTTAAAACCGTTTTCCCGTGCGATGTCATCCTGAGATTGCGTAACCCAGTCCCGGATTACCTCGTCTCGGTTGTCTGCCATAAAGTCAAACATCCACGCTACCGGCTTCGCAGCCTGCTCGATAGCATTACGAAGAGCGGTAACTGTTTTGGTAAACGGAGTGTCCGGCACCATCCACAGCGCGGCGCTTTTGTTTGTGGATTCAATAAACTCCAATGCCATCTTCATTGCCTCGATGCTCATAGCCAACTCCATGCAAGGACATACGCTCGTCCACGTTCCCGCACATCAATCTGCCTGTCCCTTACCTTCAACCGTTTCGCGTAGTACCGCGCGCGACCAAGATACGGGGTGACGATAAAGTTGCTGTAGCCGAACGAAAACTTGCGGGCCTTGTAGAGCATGACGCAATACCGGCGGCGTCTCATTTCTTCCTCCACAAAAACCGCAACGTCATACCATCAACAAAGTTTTTCTTGAACCTTGTCTCAGGTGCCCAGATAACATAGCCAAGCACGATACCAACTGTGTAGCCGATGAAGAAGTAAGCGGTCATTTCTCCAGCTCCTTCAGTATCTTTCTCGCTTTATTCGCTGCTCGCTCTGCATCCTTCGACCAGATAGCACCAAAGTCCACAGCTTCCAGCGCACGAAGAATCTTCACTAGTTCGTCAATCTTCGCCCACAGTGCAAGCTCACGTTCTGCGCTCATGCCAAGTAGGCGGGCTTGTTCCTGTAACTCGTCGAGTAGTTCTTTGCGGGTCATACTTCCCTCTTCAAAACTCTGGCTGCATGCAGGTATTGTTTGTATTGCTCTCCCGATCGCTCATACAAGCGCTCTAAAATCAGGATGCACTCATCGAGCTTGCATTTCATACCCATCTTGTACTGCTGATCCAGTTGCTTCTCGGCTTCGTCAAGCTGGCGGTACAGATCTTTGATCCGGGCTTGCAGAGGCTCTGCGATGAGGGCTGCGAAGCGTACACAGTCATCTGTGATTTCTTCCTCCACTTCGTTTATGTGTTTGCTCGCACTTTTGCCAATGCCCAGCAACCCAGCCTCTCGTGCCATCCTGATGATGTCGTCACGGTTCATTTCTCACCTCGTGCTCGGATGGCTCGTGCGGCTTGTTCAAAAGCCATTTGTTTCCCTATTAAATAATCTGGGTGCGCTCCCGCGATAGAGGCTGGAACTACATATTCATCGCACAACTGCGCACACGCCTCACGCTCAGATGCTCTGATCGCAGCGGCGAACTCCTCTAGTCCGACATCGTTGAACTCTGCTGTATTGCCGTCCCAATAGCCCCATCTTTGCGCAAGTTTGATGAGCTCGACGTTTATTGGATGTTTCATTTCTTCGTCTCCACAATCTCTACTTCAGTCCATGCAGCGAGATGCACAACCTCGCCGTCGTCTGTCTTGCAATAGCTGTACATCCCATCGATGTGATGGAAGTCGAGTTCCAAGTCCTCGACCTTGATCCGGGTGTTGCGGGGCACGTCGTAAAGTTTCATGGCTTACTCCTCATGGTGCGACAGGCCGGAGTCGAACCGGCACGCCCAAGGGCGGCGGATTTTAAGTCCGCCACGTCTACCCATTCCGTCACTGTCGCTGTCCGTTGTTAGCGGATTGTATTGGTGAGAAGACGGTCAGCCACGAGCTGTGCGTAGCCAGCGATGTCCGTCCACGAGTCGGCATAGTTCGGATTGCCGTTGACGATGCGCCCGATCTTGTGCGCGATCATCTCCAACGCTTCTTGCTGGTCCGCTTCCAGAGTCACAGCGTTTGCATTGGCGTGGTCAATCATCAGCGCCTTCAGCTTCTGCGTGATATACGCATGACCGACGAACGAGCCGTACTGCTTGCCTCGCTCAGTGAGGATCTTGGTGATCGAATTAGTCTCCTGACGCTTGTCAGGAGGCAATTTAGGCAGGTTGAGCGGCAACGAAAGCTGTACTGGATCAGTCTTAACTTTCTTTACCTTCTTCACTTTCTTGGATACCTTGATGGTCGGGCGAATACCTTTCGCAACCTCCAAGACCAGACCCGCACGATGGCGCGTACCTGAACCCAGATGTTTATGTACGTCATCGATCGTCGCGTTCGGGTTATCCACAAGCAACGCTTTGACTTTGGCTACTGCAATACTAGGACGAGGCATGATTAAACTCCTTGAAAGAACTCACGATTGGTTTTGAACAGATAGTCATCACGGTACTCGGTCGGGGGAACCCAACCGTACATACGCCACGTCTTCTGTACGTCAGTTACAGATCGCCACTTCGCATAGATGCGGTCAGCACCATGCTCGGTGGTATTTGGTTGTCCTTGATTTTGCATAGCACTTCCTCTAGTTGTGGAAGGTTGGTCTCATTGATGATCATGCTGTAGCCGCCATTGGCTACGATTTGTTTCAGATGATGTATCTGTAATAGCGTGGGCTCTCCTTTCCCGGCTTTGCATTCGATACCGATAAACTTACCGTCAAGCAATACAAGTATGTCTGGGACACCACTTGACCCGTAGCCCCCCGTCACCGGCTTGACGCAGTAACAGTTGAACTTGGCTAAGATCTTATCGACCTTAGCCTTTACCTTTCCTTCTGGGGTTTGCGCCATGCTACTTGGCAATGAAAGCGTGTGCGGGCGAGAACGGCCCTACGCTTGTACGGAAATAATGCAGGATCTCTAGATCATCGTTGTAGCGATCCATCACCGGCAGCGCCCCACGTGCGTACTTGGTGTGTGCAGTCTCATGTTCATAAGCGACACGCATCATGGCGAGGGTTGCGCCGATGTCAGGCATGACCTCTGCAATAACAGCGGACGGTACACGTCGAGAAGAATGGACCGTGAACTTGTGGTCAGCGTACGGACCTTTCTCAGTGGTAACTTCAGCTACAACAATCTGATCCAGAGAATCTACTGCGAGCACCGTACACTGCTTGAATTTCTCTCGTTCTGCCCTGACAGCATCTTGATAAACGGTGTGTTTCCGGTAGTGGTTCAGGTGATCATTAAACCTATCATCGGAAATGGCTAGCGCAGGCGGGTGTAGACCTTGTTTCGCTACGTTGATGAACTCCAGTAGTGACAGCATGTCTTCAGGCGTGAGTGACTTGATCTCCCCCTCGCTTGGCTTCAATACATTCGGCGGGATTATGCATGAATACCCGTTGGTGAATGCGCCTTCTGCGAATTTGCGAAACCAGTGACCTGCTGATGCGTGGTCGCAAGCGGATGTTTTCTTTAGCGCGGCGATCAGATACGGCAAACGCTCGCTACGAAACGTATGCTTGTCCTCAGAATCAGAACCCCGTGACTTCGAGATGTATGGGCTATAAAAGTGATAGATCACTTTTTGCTCATTGTTATCGTTCACGGTACGACTGCAATACGCGCGGCCCACGGAGAAACCATCGGGCGTACACAAATAGAATAGACCGTCTAGCGTTGAACTATGAATTGACAGATTGAAACGAACACATAGCTCGGCCACGAAGATCTGAAGCTCGGGCCACAGTTTCAGAGTCTCAGGGTCATGCTTGAGTTCCCCCGCGCAATGAGGGTGGGCAAAACGGGTGACGGACAAGATGGACGGATTGGTCATGTTCATGGCATTAACTCCTCGAATTTACCTGACGGCATTTGACGTTTGATATAACTGTATGTCATCGCATCCATGATGGAGATCGCAATATCATGCAAGCTGCTCGTCCTCAGAGTATTGATGTCGTTACTCTTGGAGCCAACTCGCACGACGTTGGCTAAGAACGGCAGAATGTATGAACGATGCGTCAACTTGGCTACCGATGTCATATGTGGCATGGCACAAAACAACTGAATGATGCAAGACTCAAGCGGGGACTTCTCTAGTAGATTGAATGCATACTCCTCTCGGTCTGACTGTGACAAGTCAAGAAAGTTTGCTGAATGCTGGCCGAACACCTCGATGATCAGATCAGCAATCTCTTCCTCACTTGGTATGGTTTTAATGAATGCGTGTGCAGCCATCATGTGATTCTTGTAGTGCTGTCGATGTCTGCGGTACTCACGTCTGTACTCTCCTATCGATGTGGTATTACCATCCAAGATAGATAAAGATGAAGCTGACAATGATGCATCCCACACAGACATAACCGATGATTCGGTCACCTGATTCTTCTTTGCGCGTTTCTTCTCGTTGTTCGTAGCCATTCATTTATTTCTCCATGCGAACAGAACGCCCACCAGCGGGCGGGGTGAAGTGACGATTCTCTGTAACAAGCCACAGCGTCGGGATCGTTATCGCCCACTGCGGTGAATTCTCTACGTACCCGTCGGTGAACACGACGACGCACTCGGCAGGGATCTTGTTCTTCCCAATGTAGTCAGCGACGCAACTGACCCGTGTACCCCCACCCCCCTCGGGCTTGAGAAGCGTACGGATCTGATGGTATTGCTCGGGTAGAAATTTCTGCTCCGAGTGGACCTTTGTGTCCCACCACAGCACACGCACAGTCTCGGGCTCGCACATCTCGCATATCGACGCAAGCTCTGTCGCCATCTCGTTGAGTTGCTTCTGACCGATTGAACCTGATGTGTCGATGGCGACGACGATCTCGCCCACTGTCTCGTTCATTACGCTGGGAATGTATAGATCATTAGCGAGCAAGCGACGGTTGTACCGACGCCATGTGTACTCGTCTTTGCCTTTGGTGTGTGAGGACACAAACTCACGCAGCACGTCTTGCCACGACACCGCAGACTCAAGTGCCTCGGTGATCGCACGTGGCATCTTTGCACCAAGCCTACCAGCGAGGATACCGCCTTGCCGCAGTGCGTCTTCGATCTGCTTGGATTGTTTCTTCACTGCCTCAGCATCCATCGACTGCGCACGCTCGATGTCATGCTCGTCGGCGTTGGTCAGGTCATGCGTCTGACCATTGACTGTGATCTCGTTCTTCTCTGACTGATTAGAGTCCTGACGGCTGTCAGGAGACTGATTACCCTCGCTATCTCCTTGACCACTGGGCTTGGGGTTGCCGCTCCCCTCGCTGTTCTTCGGTTGGCAGTGTTGCTTGAGATACGCGAATACCTCAGGGAAAGACCAATCGTTGAACATCGGGTCGAACACACCACCAGCGGGTAGCCTGAGCAATGGTTCTTCTGTGCCTTGCAACTTCACGCGGATGTTGCAGATGATCCCGTTCACAACGAAGTCCGCTGCGATATTCGCTAGCTGACGTGACTCCTCGAACAAGTGCTTGCCGCGCAGCAACTGATTGAGCGCGACGTGCAGGTTCTCGTGCAGCACCAACGCACGTACCTCCGGGTCACTTAGCGTGGCGAGGAACTGCGCACAGTACCGCTTGTTCAAACCATCAGTGTAGGCAGTGAAGTTACCCTCGATCACCTCGTTCTTACCCATGAGTAAGACACCACTGTACAACGCGGTACTTGGCTGACGCATTAGCGCGATGTGCGCTTTCTTGATACGCATCGACTGCTCTTCGACTATAGACATAACGTCTTGCATGACTGACTCCTACGTTGGGACTACATTTTCACTACAAAAACACAACTTGACTATTAGGGGAAACGCTAATGTCTCCCCCGAGCCTCAGGCATTACAGCAACACGTGATTCTTGATGCACCAATTCTTGATTGCCTCGTTGCGACGTGCGAGTTTGGAAGCGCGGGGTGTGCGTACCATCTGCGTAAAGAAGATCGATTGGACCTCGGCCGACGGCACACGGTTGACCCACACCATAAACTTCTCTAGATCATCGTGATTGTCGAGCGTATCCACCGCCTGCAACATGATCATCAACTGAGCGGCGATGTCATCAGGCACAGATATGTTGTCCGGGTCGCGCACAATGTCCTTCACGTCATCCAATGATTTATCCATAGCCATCAGCGCACTCATCTGTGCAGCCGCAGCCGCGCCGATTGTGCCAGCGAGCATTGCTTGCGTTGCCTGTGGCCCGAACACGTCACGGTTACGCACGATCACATCCGACTTGGCAAGCGAGCGCGGCGAGACAAACGAAAGCGTCCCCATGTTTGGCTTGAAGATGAACTCGTTATTCTCTTGCCCACCGTCACGGTATGAATTCAAACAGCGCGGCGTGAGAGCAACGAACGTGCGGATAGAGCGATGGATGTTGTTCTCTGCCGCCCAGAGTCCCCACTCGTCATGGTCAGGCTTTTTCATCTCCACACGACACACGCGATTACCTGCATGAGCGAGCATCGTGTCACCGACACCATCTGAAGCATTGTTAGATGTGGCAGCAACCATCGATCCCTGCGGCAGCGGCACGTCACCGATCATCCGCTCCAACATCAACCGAGTGAAGATGACTTGCAGCATCTTCGGTGCTTTCAATAGCTCATCTAGAAAAATGAACTTCGGCTTGCCGCTACCCATCTTGAACAGCGACGCGACGTAATACTCAAGGCTCTGCTTCTCATGGTTGGGCACGACCATGCCGATGTCCTGCATGTCCTTCACTGGGCAGTCCACGTAGATATAGTCATACTTGTCGTCCGGATAGTCATCACCGGGCTTGCGCCAGCGGTCACCCATGTCTTCTGCGACCATAGCAAGTAGTGAAGTCTTACCGCAGCCGGGCTCGGATTGGATGACCATTGTCAGTGAGGGCGTGATCACCGGGATAGCACGACGCAGGTCGGCGATTGTCATCAGGGGAACGGTGTTGATCTGCATGATGTCCTCTATTAGTTTCCTGACAGATGTCAGGGCGTTGGTTAGTGGTTTGTGTGATTGATGTTGATGTGGTTGGTTAGCGCGGGGTTACTCGTCGATCTCCTCCTCTTCGCTCATGGATGAAAACACTGCGTACTTGTTCAAGATGTTGTCCACACCCTCCTTGACGATGCTGCGAACGGCCTCCGATTCGCGGATGTCCTCTGCCGTAAATGATGCCAGTGCTTGCTCTAGCTCACTACGCGCGGCCTCGACCTCGGGGTTGTTTGATGGGTTGAACTCCTTGAACGTGTTGATCATGTCACGCGCTTTGGTGATCGTTGCGTCGTAGATCCTGCGCTTCTTGGTCTTCACGTTCCCCTTGTCGTCCGTCACCTCCTCGGTCTCGCAACAATAAGAGATTGAACGCATCACGTCACCCATGCGCTTGAGTTGATCGGATGCCAGCCTGTCGATGATTGCCTTGGTCTGTCGGCTGTATGTCTCGTGCAAGTCCTCGGCGATCTCCTGAGCAATCGAACAGCGGTAGTCCTGCATTGGCACGTCGCATGTGAAAAGCTCCATCGAAAACCGCTTGATCATCTTGTCCCTGTGCGGGTAGGCGTTGCGGTTGAACATGTCGCCTTGCTTGAAAGCCATGTCCGAAATGATCCCGTCGTATGCGTTATAGAAGTTCTGGAGCATCACATCCCAGTCCGCTTTTAGTTGTTTGTACTCTGCGTTGAACTTGGGCAAGAGCATGAACGGAAGAAAGTATTGCTTCTTTGTCCACTCGAACGCCACGCGGTTCATCCAGTTGTCCACTGTCTGACGGTGGTTCATCAATGCTTTGTGCAGCGGGTGACCTGCGAGCAAAAACTGCGTGACCTTGGCTGCGTTCTTGTCCGCCTTCTTGGCAGCGGTGAGTTCTGCGCTTGCACTACGCGCGGCAGCGGTGAAGGTGGGGATCTTCATCTCGACGTTGACGAGGACGCCACTGGAGGCGAGCGAGATGAGATGGGCTGGCTTTTGCAACATGATGACTACTCCTGACTGATTGATTTACTAGATGGTGACTGATTTGTTTCCTGACATTTGTCAGGACACTAACTGCAAAAGAGCGAGGCAAACTGAACTAACCACAGGGCAGCAAAGAGTAGCCTGCCCCAAACCGAAGTGTACCATAACTTGACGTATACGTCAAGCGTCTACAACAAAAACTTTATCTATCACTGAACCACCTGCGAGGGGGCATGGGTTGCTTTCATGCTGGCTTTCAGGTCCTTCTCTATCAAGCGATAGCGCTCGGTCATGTGTTCGCATACTTGTTCAGGGGTTATCCCTACGTAGATCAGCCGGATGGTCAACATCGTAGCCAGCAATGAAATTTCTTCTTGAAGCGAAAAGATGCGCGTTGTGTCATTGACCTCCATCTCAGTATTGAACAGCCTGTTGACCAACATCTCCATCATGCGCGAGCGGGTGTAAATCTCGGCCTCCTCGGGGGTTGTGGTCTCGGGGTTGATTGTTTGCACTCCGATCTTTTCCATGACTTACCTTTGCTTGAGGTTTATACCGATCAGGTCGGCAGGATTTCTCACGTGAATGTAGTTGCTTTTGTGCAGGGGGGCAATCGTGTGTCGGGTCTTGCGCGACTCCTCCTCTCCACAGGGTAGACACAGCGTGTACCCGTTCTTGCGACGCTTGGCGGAGAAAACCTCTCCACAAAGCAAACAATGCGGGCGGATCTTGGTGTCGCTCTCGTCGTTCATTCTTGCTCCCCTCTTTTCTGGATCCGCTGCTCAAGTTCCTGCCAAGCCTGTTCTTCAAGCTCGGTCTCGCACTCGGTGGTTGGGGTCACGATGGTCAAGGAGCGCGGGGGGACGAACTTGTAGTTGTCTTTGGCAGGTGCAGTCAAGGGATTGAATACATAACTGTCGGGGTTGTAGTCGTCGGCGCGTTCCTCGGTCTTCGGCGCATTCTCTGTGTCAATCATCTGCCAACCGTGTTCAATCATGTGTGAGGCAACCGCGTCGGGATCTGCCTCGCCGAGTTCCTCAGGGGTGAATGCGACGATTGCGTAACCTCGCTCAATAAATCTCTCCATCAAAAGGAAGAGGGTTGCCTCATCGGGGCAACGGGGGACAGCGGTGTGGTCGGGGTGAGAGATGTGGTCGGGTTGCTTCATGGTCTGCTCCTCAGTTGAAATCCTGACAGTTGTCAGGGAAGTAAGTAGCGCAACTGCGCCGGGTAGGGGAAAGCAAAGATCAGCCTGCCCCAAAGCGTATGGTACCATAACTTGACGTATACGTCAAGCGTCTAGATGAAATAGTTTAGTTATAGCGGGGGTTGGTGAGGGATTTGGGGTGTTCTGGGTTTGTTCTAATGTTCTAAAATTTGTTCTAAAAATAAACGTAAAGTTAGAACAAGAAGTTTACGTATGTGAAGGGGGAGAGAATGTGGTCCGTGATCGAAAGAAAAAGCAGGTGATGCAATGACGGAGCCAGATTGCAAACAGTGCCAGCATTGCGGACGGGAGCGTGGTGGATCATGGATCTGTCGGCCAT